TAAAACAATTCTAACCAACGGTAATCCTGCAGAGATTCTACAACCATTTAAGTTCGGTGGGTTGGATCAGACTTCATTTGCACAGGCACAGGTACTACAGCAGATGGTACAACAGTCTACTGGTGCAATTGATGCCGCAGGTATTCCGGGTACAATTAACGGTGAAGGGACAGCGGCAGGTATCTCAATGTCGTTGGGTGCTGTGATTAAGCGTCACAAGCGTACACTCATTAACTTCCAAGAACTCTTCCTACTTCCAATGATTGAGAAGATGGCTTGGCGTTACATGCAGTTTACACCTGAGTTGTATCCTGTACGTGACTTTAAGTTTGTACCGACATCAACACTGGGTATCATAGCACGTGAGTATGAGGTTACACAGCTTGTACAATTACTACAAACAATGTCACCTGAGTCACCAATGTATCCAATGTTGATTGAGTCTATTGTAGAGAACATGAATCTTTCTAATCGTGAAGAAATGATTCAACGTCTACAACAGTCTAATCAGCCTAACCCACAGCAACAACAACTGCAGATGCAACAGATGCAAATACAGATGGCTAAGGAACAGGCAACAGCGGCGGCACTACAAGCACAAGCGGCAGAAGCTAATGCACGTGCTCAGAAGTACGCAAGCGATATGCAGGTGGATCAGTATGAAGCTGAGACAGACCGAATCAAGGCTGTGTCAACTAACCTAGAACCGGGTGACGCAGATGACCGGGAATTTGAAAGACGCTTCAGAGCCGCAGAACTCTTATTGCGGGAACAGGAGCTTAACGCTAGACTAGCATCACAAGGAGTGACAAATGCTAACACAAGTAGAAATGCAGAAGATTATAGACCAGATCAACAGTCGGTTCGACTACCTGAACAAGGAGTTGGAGAAACTCAGACAGGAATTACAGGAGCTTAAACCAAAGACTGTAAAGAAAGTAGCTGAAAAGGCTTGACAAATCCTAAAAAATATGCTACAATATTCTACATAGTAAGAAGCACCAGAAGGATAATGCTTTGACGAAAGAAGAAGAACAGTATTACGAAATATACTTTGATCTATTTAGCTCTACAGGTTGGAAGCAATTTGTAGGTGATTCGGAAAGAAACTACAATTCCTTCTCTATAGAGCAGATCAAAGACTCTGAACACTTAGCGTTTGTCAAGGGACAGCGCATGGTGTTAGAAAATATCCTACAATTTGAAACAATGATTCGTTCGGCCTACGATACTATACAGGAACAGGCTGATGCTACGTAGGTTTGATTTCAAATGTACAGAATGTAACCACATTGAAGAACAGTGGATTGACTCTAACGATCATTACACTACATGTCTTGAATGTGGACATACCGCAAAGCGGATAATTTCTCCGATCCGAACAAAGTTTAACGGTGTCGGTTGGCCCGATGCTGATGACAAGTGGGCTAAGGATCATGAGAAAGCCGCTAGAAAATAAATCTTCATAATTGCTTAGATGCAACGGAGAAATGATATGGCAAAATTTATTGACGAACGAGAAGAAGACATCGAGCTTCAGGAAGATGAACAGGTTGAAAGTTTAAATGAGACTCCTGTAGAGGAACAACCTCAAGAACCTGTCGAGACTGAAGAGAGCGTAAAAGAACAACTACCTGAAAAGTATCAAGGCAAGACTGTCACAGACATCATTGCCATGCACCAGAACGCTGAGCAACTGCTTGGTAAACAGGGTCAGGAAGTTGGAGAGCTACGCCGTATTGTAGATGACTTCATCAACTCACAATCCGTCAAACAACAAGAAACAGCCCCTACTGCACTAGAAGACTTTGATGAGACTGAGTTCTTTGAAAAGCCTAAAGAAACAATCCAGAAATTGTTGGACAATCATCCTTCCATCAAACAATCTCAGGAACTGGCACAAAGTATTAGACAGCAAGAAGCTCTTGCCCGTTTACAAACTTCACACCCAGACTACCTAGATGTTATTAAAGATGAGAAGTTTGGCGAATGGGTTACAAAATCCAAGATTCGCACAAAGATGTTGCAGGAAGCAGACAAGAATTACGACTTTGATTCAGCAGACGAACTCCTAACTTTATGGAAGGAACGTCAACAAATGGTACAGGATACTGTTAATGTTGAAACACAAGCCCGTAAGGATTCTGTTAAAGCGGCAAGCTCTGGGACTTCTAAGGGATCAGCAGAACGTGCACCTCGCAAAGTGTATAGACGTGCAGACATCATTGAACTGATGCGTACTGACCCAGATCGTTATGCTTCACTGGCGGCAGATATTCGCCAAGCATACGCTGAAGGTCGGGTTAAATAATCAATTAGGAGATTAACATGGCTAAAGTAGCTTATCCCGGCGGTAGCACCTCTATCGTAAACAATACTAATGCGGCAACTTTCATCCCAGAATTATGGTCTGATGAAATCATTGCGGCTTACAAAAAGAATCTTGTACTGGCGAACATCGTCAACAAGATGTCAATGACTGGTAAAAAGGGCGACACTCTTCATATCCCTAAGCCTACTCGTGGCTCTGCAACTGCTAAGTCAGCAAACACTGCTGTTACTATTCAGGCAGACACTGAGTCAGAAGTGCAGGTTGCAATCAACCAACACTACGAATATTCTCGTATGATCGAGGACATCACTGACGTACAGGCTTTGGATTCACTCCGCCGTTTCTACACTGATGACGCAGGCTACGCTCTTGCAACTCAGGTAGACAACGATCTGTTCACACTTGGTAAGTCATTCGGTGACGGTGACGGTTCAGACTGGGTACACTCAAACGTGTACTACGTCAACGCAAGTTCAGGTATTGCGGCATACGCTGTAGATACTGTTGCTACAGGCGATGACTTTTCTGACCTTGCTTTCCGCCAACTCATCAAGTTGATGGATGACCAAGACACTCCAATGGACGGACGTTTCCTCGTGATTCCTCCTTCTGCTCGCCGTGACATCTTGGGCATTGACCGTTACAACTCTTCTGACTTTGTGTCAACTGGTGGAGTTAACAACGGCCAGATTGGTTCATTGTACGGTGTAGACATCTACGTTTCTTCTAACGTACCTGTCATTGAAACAGACGCTGAAAATACTGCAGGCGGTGATGTACGTGGTGCGATCCTTGCCCACCGTGACACTATGGTACTTGCAGAGCAGATGGCTGTTCGCTCACAGACTCAGTACAAGCAGGAATACCTTGCTGACCTCTTCACTGCAGATACTCTCTACGGTGTTAAGGAACTGCGTCCTGAAACTGGATTTGTCCTAGCTCTTAACGGCTAATCCAACTGACAGAGTGGGGGCTTTAGTGCCCCTGCTTTGTTTCTATAGAATTTTATTGAGGTAGTTGAATGGCTTTCTTTAGAGGTATTGGTGGAGCAGGAGATGCAACAAATGATGCAACTGTTACTGCTGTTACTGAACAGGCTAACATAGCCACTACCAAAGCAAACCAAGCAACTACGTCAGCGAATAATGCCGCTAATAGTGCATCGAGTGCATCAACCTCTGCAACTAATGCGGCCACTTCAGAATCTAATGCAAGTACTTCAGAGACTAATGCGTCTGCAAGTGCTACAACAGCATCAACAGCGGCTACTGCGGCACAGACTGCACAGACAGCTTCTGAGACTGCACAGACTGCCGCAGAAACAGCGCAGACAGCCGCAGAGACTGCAGAGACCAATGCGGCTAGTTCAGCCACATCAGCGTCCTCCAGTGCAACCTCAGCGTCTACTTCAGCAACCACTGCAACAACAAAAGCATCTGAAGCGTCTACCAGTGCAACCAATGCGGCAACCAGTGAAACTAATGCCGCTACCAGTGCAAGTAACGCTTCAACCTCTGCAACTAATGCGGCTACAAGTGAAACTAACGCCGCAAGTAGCGCAAGCAGTGCAAGCACATCGGCATCTAACGCAAGCACAAGTGAAACTAATGCGGCTAGTAGTGCTACGTCTGCAAGCACTTCAGCCACCAATGCGGCATCAAGTGCATCAGCGGCATCAACATCAGAGACTAATGCGGCTACATCAGAAACCAATGCGGCTACTTCTGCTACTAACGCCGCTACTTCAGAGACTAATGCCGCTACATCGGCAACTAATGCGGCAACCAGTGCCACCTCTGCAAGCAATGCTCAAACAGCGGCAGAGACTGCACAGACTGCGGCAGAGTCTGCCAGAGATACTGCTGTAGCCGCACAGGAAGCCATTGACGGGTTTTTCTTAGGCACTGCTACAGCTAACCCTACACTCGACTTAAATGGCAATGCAGTTACTGCAGGTGATTGGTATTTTAATACCACTGACAACACCACTCGCATTTATGACGGTACAAACTGGAACACAATTAACCCTGATCTGGTAGGTGATTTAACACCCCAACTGGGTGGTACTCTGGATGCCAATGGCAACACCATTGATATGGGTACTAACACCATTACAGATGCTAAAGTAGGCCAGTGGGATACAGCGTATGGATGGGGTGACCACAGCACTGTAGGATACTTAACGAGCTTTACAGAAACAAACGACTTAACAGCGGCAGTAACGTGGGCAAACGTACCTGACGCAAACATCACACAGTCTTCAGTGACGCAACACCAAGCGGCATTGTCGATTGCAACAACACAACTTACTGGAACGATTGACGGCGGGACATACTAACTATGGCAAGCACAATTAAATTAAAGAACGGTAGCGGAGAACCATTAGCAACTGATCTTGTTACGGCTGAACCCGCTTTTGATTTAACCAACAAGCGACTGTACACAGAAGATTCTGGCGGTACTGTGATTGAGGTGGGTACTAATCCTACTGAGATTCAAATTGATAACATCAACATTGATGGCAACACCATTTCTTCTACGGACACCAACGGTGATATTACACTTGATCCTAGTGGCACAGGTGGGATTAACCTGTCTGCTGACGTTGACGTAACAGGCACAGTCACGGCTGATGGGTTGACAGTTGATGGGGCAGTAGACACGTCAGCCATTCAGATTAACACCGCTTACGGATCGTCTGGTGAAAAATACTCTGCAATTAGATGGAATAATACATCTTTTGCAGGCGGTGATAGCGAGATAAGAAATGTTGTAAATGGAGCAGGATCAGTAGGTGCTTCTTTTGAATTTTACACAGATCAAACTGGCACTGGTACTCTTACAGAACGCATGAAGTTGCATAACAACGGCGACATTGCCTTCTACGAGGACACTGGCACAACTGCAAAGTTCTTCTGGGATGCGAGTGCGGAAAGATTGGGAATTGGGACGAGTAGTCCTCAATTGCCTTTACATGTTTATGGAGGATTTCCTAATGCTGTCATCCAAAGAAATGCAGGCGCAACAGCCGCTAGTGGCCTTGTACTGACCAACACTACTAACAACGGGTTCTATATAACTGGATCAGACCAAGCATTTACGATAGGTGATGTAACCAGTTACAACAGTAGCGGCACTTTTACAGAACGCATGCGAATCGACTCCAGTGGTAACGTTGGGATTGGAACTACTCCTGAGTCTTGGGTTACTGGATATGCGGGCAACGTATTACAGGTTGGTGATGCCGCTGTTTTTGGCGGGTCAACAAATGACTCAATGTCGTATATGTTAGCCAACGCATACTATGACAGTAGCAACAGCAGATGGGAATATATCAATACTGATTTTGCTACCAGATACGAGCAACTTGACGGACAACACCTTTTTTATACTGCGGCCTCTGGGACTGCTGATGCGGCTATTACTTGGTCACAAGCAATGACACTTGATGCCAGTGGTAACTTGTTGGTGGGTACTACTGATGGCAGTGGTTTTACTACTTCCTCAACTAACTCTGGAGTAAAAATATCCGATGGCATTATCGCTGTAAATGGAGCAGGTGGTAGTACCGCCGCAGGATATTTTAATGTTTTTGATGATGGCACTATTTTAGACTTCCGCAAAGACGGCGCATCAGTCGGGTCGATTGGTAGTCGCAACGGAACCTCAATGACTCTTAGTTCATCTGGGTCGGTCAATATGTACGATACAAGTACATCTGCGGGTGGCATTGCTGTGTCATCCAGTGTTGTCTACCCAATAAATAATACTGGAGCTACTACCGATAACCTTATGGACTTAGGAAGTTCTTCAGTACGCTTCAAAGACCTCTACCTATCAGGCGGTGTCGTATTTGGTGATGCAGGTGGTAGTGGTACTCCGACAAGTAATACATTGGATAGCTATGAGGAAGGGACGTTTGACCCAACCGTTGGAGGCGTAGATTCTGGAAACGGTTTTTATAGAAAAATCGGCGATTTAATATTTATTGAAATAGTTCTAACTGCCAACAGCATATCAACAGACACAATTGGAGGTTTGCCGTTTAATATAAGTTCCGCAAGTGGGTATGGCGGCCTTTTATTCGGACGCATGACGAATTGCGATGTGCTTGACTCAAACGGAGTTCCTTGCCGAATGAACTTTTCATTTGCAACAATAGAATTTAGACAAAATTCTCTAAATGCTAGCGACGGTTCTTTTACAATTACATCACCTGCATCGGGTACTGTGCGGATTGGGATTAGCGGTGTAGGACGAGTAACTTAATTACCTCAAGTGGACTCTTGAGGCGGACACAAAGGAGATAGCCAAATGGCACTAACTAAAGAAATCGTAGTAGACAAAATAGAAATT